AATCAGGTAATAGCCCAGATAGATATATTATGACTGCTACTCCAAATACGGACCCTAATAACATGGGAACTAATTGTGTCCAATCAATTGGAGTTACTTGTCCTGCCACTACATCAGACGATTGTACAGAGGAATTAAGTGTAGGATGTTGGGTATGTAAAGACCCGATAAACTTCCCAGGGTGTCAAGAAATAATGGATATTAACCAAGTAAATATGGCAACCGGTTACGGACTTCAAGGTTTTAACAGTCAACAAGATTGTGTAACAGAAACTCCATGTGGACAGGGAGGAAACCCAAATGTAGAGGGGCCAATAAAACCAATAAAAGGAGGGAAACCAATTAAAGTAACAGAATCAGAGATTATAAATATTGTTAGAAGAATATTAAAAGAAGATAGTCACTATGGTGGTAACAAAGGAGATAAATCTAAAACACGTCCAGGTAAACGTGACTATGAAGGAACTCCTGAACAAATGGAAAAAGCAAAACGGTTATTAGGGAAACCTAGAACTATGGCAGAATTAGTGGATAGTTATAAGAAACTATACAACACACAATCCAACACAGAAGGTATGCCAACACCGGAAGAAGTTATGAGCCGAGCTCAGGAAGTGGTCGTTGGTGGACCTGATGATGATCCAGGACCTTTAGGAATGATATGGTGGTGGTTATTGGGGGTTATAGTAGCTACAATCATAAAAGATATTGTTGATCCTTGGGAATCTGACATAATATTAAAAGAGAACATAGATTTAGTGGGGAAATCAAAATCAGGGATTAATATCTATGAATTTAATTATATAAATAAGAAATATGGTAATGGAAGATATCGTGGAGTTATGGCTCAAGAAGTACCATCGGCATCTTTTGTTGGGCCAGAAGGGACATTAATGGTAGACTATTCAAAACTAGATGTACAATTTGAAGAAATAAATTAAATAAGATTATGAAGAAACCGTATAAATCTCTATTACAGAATCTACATGAAAGTAGAAACAAATACCAACAATTAACGAGTAAACCGCAAAGAATTATAAGAGAACAAACAAATCCATTTACGGGGGGAGGAACAGGTCCTAATTGGGCGGCTGCGGAGGCCGCTTGGCAAAGTTGGAATTCAACAAATCAAGGAGGATCACCTCAACCAGATTCAACATTCTTAAATAATATGGATAATAAGGGATGTAGTTTTTATCAAGCACGTTTAACAGCACAAGTAAATTCTTTTGTTGATAAGTTTGGAGGACAATTTGGCACTGTTGGATCATCAAACCCAGCGTGGCAAAGTCAAAAATATGCTAGAATAATGTGGTTAGCCAACGCTGTCCAAAATTGTAGTGGTCAATCAACAGGAACTGTAAGTTGTATTAATTCATGGATAAATGACTCTACTAATGACAGTCTTTTTACCTCTGCAGTATGTAATAATGGGAATCAGGCAATAAGTCCAGAGAATATGGAACAAACTAAATTTAGATGGCAATCAATTGCTGACTGTAGTATGTTAGATAATAAAATAGACGAATTCGCCGCGTTAATCCTAACCTCAACAGGGTGTAATCAAGTAAGAAAACAAACAAAACATGATTATTTAGAAAGTCTTAAGAATAGCTGCTGTTAACTATTTGACACTTACCATAAAAAATTATAATATTAACCTAACCCTAATAAAGTTGGGTTTTTATTTATACGGCATGTTTACTTTATAGTATTTGTTTTGTATACTTAAAAGAGTAAAAAATATTAATTAACTAATTAAAAAAAAACAAAAAATATGAGTAATATATTAGATTCAATTCTTAAGCAGTACGAGTCCAACAAGTCTGGAATAGGGACCGAAAAAAAGAAAACAGACCTTACAAAGTATTTCGCACCCTTCTTACCAAAAGGAGAAACAAGCGGAGAAAGAACAGTTAGAATTTTACCTCCTAAAGATGGAGCATCACCATTCCAAGAAGCGTGGTTTCATGAGGTACAAATTGATGGTAAATGGCAAAAACTTTACGACCCGGGTAAGAATGACAACGAAAGAAGTCCTATTACTGAGGTTAATGAAGCTTTATTAATGACAGGAGACCCTGAAGATAAGGTTCTTGCTAGACAATACAGACCAAAGAAATTTTATGTTGTTAGAGTTATTGACAGAGATAAAGAAGATGAAGGGGTTAAATTTTGGAGATTCAAACATAACTTCAAAGGAGATGGTATAATGGATAAACTAATCCCATTATTCCAAAAGAAAGGAGACCTTACAAACCCAAGAGAAGGTAGAGATATTAATTTGATCCTTAAAGCGGTTAAATTACCAAGCGGTAATGGAACTTATACAACAGTATCAACAATTATGACTGAGGACCCTTCTATGTTAACAACAGACACTGAAAAAGCTAATACTTGGATGGCAAATACTGAAACTTATAAAGATGTTTATGTTAGAAAAGATGAACAATTTTTAGAGAAAGTGGCAAAAGGAGAAAATCCTTATGAAAGAAAAGAGGAGATAACTCCAAAACCAACCTCTACTGTTAGTGATACAACAATATCAGAATTAGACAAAGGTACAGAGATTAACATGGAGGATATGCCATTTTAATAACTGAAACTATGGCAAAGTCGATAAAGAAAAAAACATTCTCATTAGAAGACCTACAAGGTAAGTATAGCACAAAAGCAAAATATAAAGAAGATAGTTTCTTTGATGTTGGTGAGGCGTTTTATAAAGCTTATGGTATCCCAGGACCGGCTGAAGGACATATAAATGTATTTTTGGGACATTCTGACACAGGAAAAACCACAGCCTTGGTTAGGTCAGCTATAGATGCTCAGAAAAAAGGGAAATTACCAGTCTTTCTTATTACTGAACAGAAATGGGATTTCAAACACGCAAAATTAATGGGATTTGACTGTGAATTAAATGAAGAAGGAGAATGGGGTGGTCATTTCTTATTTAACGATGGGTTTTCTTATATTGAACAAATTACTGATTACATAAACGAATTAATAGATGAACAACAAAAAGGAAATATACCTTATGATTTAGTTTTCTTTTGGGATTCAGTTGGTTCAGTACCTTGTAAAATGACTTTTGAAGGAAAAGGTGGTAAGATGCACAATGCGAGTACACTAGCAGATAAGATAGGGATGGGAATTAATCAAAGAATTACAGGATCAAGAAAGGAGAGTTCTAAATTTACTAATACTCTTATAATTGTTAATCAACCATGGGTTGAATTACCAGATAACCCTTTTAGTCAACCAAGAATTAAAATGAAGGGAGGTGAAGCAATCTTCCTTAATTCCACTTTAGTATTCTTATTCGGAAATCAAAAGAATTCGGGAATATCAAAAATAAACGCAACTAAAAATGGACGTAAAGTGGCCTTTGCTACTAGAACCAAAGTGTCCATATTAAAGAACCATGTTAACGGCATTGGTTTTTCAGACGGTAGGGTAATAGTCACACCACATAGTTTCATCAATGACGACCCTAACGATATAAAGCAGTACAAAGAAGATCACTCAAGTTATTGGGTTGAACAATTTGAAAAAGCTGGTGAGAAAACTGACGGAGGTTTTGAACTAGAAACAGATGTTTAACCTTTTAATTATCATGAGTTGAGACGTAGAAACAATCAAAAACAAATAGAGACCTTAGTGGTTGACGGAGATGCCTTATTAAAAAGAGCGTTCTTTGGTGCAAAAAATGTCTTTAATGAAAATAAAGAACATATCGGAGGACTATATCAGTTTATCAATATTCTTAGAAAAACCCTATCAGAAAAATACTATGATAAAGTAGTAGTTTTTTGGGATGGACAACATGGTAATTTAACTAGAAGAAAAATATACCCCAACTATAAAACTAACAGAAAAAAATCTAGTAGCTATGACTCAGACGCTTTTTTAAGACAGAAACTAAGAACTCAACAATATCTAGAAGAGTTATATGTAAGACAACATGTAGACAAAGATACTGAGGCAGATGATTTAATCGCTCATTATTGCCTTAATAGAAAAGAAAATGAAATAATCACAATTTATACCGCAGATAGAGATATCGTACAACTAGTTAATGAAGGTGTATATGTTTTCCTATTAGATAAGAAAGAATTAGTAAAAGAAGACACAGTATTAACTACTAGAGAATTAGATTACCTTCCTAAAAATGTATGTTTAGTTAAAATGCTAATAGGGGACCCTTCAGACAATATTTTGGGAATAAAAGGACTATCACCCAAAAGATTAGGAGAATTGGTTCCAGACCTTAAAACTAGAAAGGTAGAATTAAAAGAGATTAAAGAATTAGAATATGAAGGAGATAACTGGAGAATAACTAATGTGTTAAATAACATAAAAACAGGAACAAGTAATGGTGGGGTATTCGGAGACGAGCTTTACCACATAAATAAAAAAATAATTAACTTAAAGGAGCCTTTAATAAACAAAGGGGCTAGGAAAAATGTAGAAAATTTAGTAAACTTAGAACTAGATCCTTCTGGGAGAAATTACAAGAATATAATTAAGATGATGATAGAAGATGGGATAGTAAATGTAATACCAGCGTCTTACGAAGATCAATCTGAATTTTTAATACCTTTTATAACACTAAAAAACAATGAAACAAAAAATGGAAAAAAAAGTAAGTAAATATAGCGATAAATTTGAGTTTATTTTAAGAATTAATGAGAACATAGTATGCCAAAGATATTTTAATATCAGAGGTTACAATAATACCGCGAAAGACTCTATGGATTTGAAGTGGGAATTAGAAGAGGTAGTTTCAAAAATACAAAGTTATTTGAAAGAAAAAAGCGAAGATTTTCTTTGGTTAAATTACAACCCATATCGTACGAAAACCTCCGTAGTAAGAGAGGAGAAAAAAGAGGGAGAGGACTACTTTACCTTTGAAATTAGGGTAGATGGAAAGATAATAATTGTTGAAAGATTTACAGCAATGGACTATCCACCAAAGGTAAGGTACTCAGTTAATGTAAAATCATTGATTCCAGAAGTAATTTCAAAGATTCAGAGGTGTTTGAGTAAAAGAAAATATCTAACAACTAGTGCATATTATGGGTATGACAATTAGTAGAAACAAGATAGATAAGATATTTATTATAAATAAAGTTTAGAAAATGACAGAGAAAAATTTCGGATACCTAGGAGATAAATTCCAATTAAAATTACTTTCACTATTAATTGTGGATAATAAATTTGCAGATAACATAGTGGACGCAATAGAACCAACTTATTTTGACGACCAATATTGTAGATTATTAATGCAATTGATTAAAGAATATTATGGTAAATATGAAACAGTACCTACACATGACTCCCTTGACCAACTCATTAGAATTGA